GATACTCGTGGTCTTGATATTTACCAGATCATACGTAAGCATGGAACATTTAATAATGTTCAAAGGTGGCGTATGCTCACCAACAAGGTCGAAATCAATGGCTTTGAGAACATCTTCAAAGAACCGGAGGAAGAGAAAGAAGAAAAAGTTCCTCTTCCGAAAGAATTTATATCTTTAGCTAATGGCGTACCAACCACAGCCAGAAACGCCATGAACTATTTAAGAAGGCGTGGGGTAACAAAAGAAGATATAATCCGGTGGAAGATAGGCTATTGTTCCGAGGGGGAGTACAGGAATAGAATTATTATACCATCCTTCGGCATGTCAGGCTATGCCAACTTCTTTATTGCTCGCTCGTTTAGTGGCGATTGGATGAGGTACAAGAACCCTCAAGTAAATCGTAATATTGTGTTTAATGAACTTTACGTTGATTGGGACAAAGATGTTATTCTTGTCGAGGGTGCATTTGATGCTATCCGAGCCCAGTCAGCGGCGACAGCCATCCCTTTAGTTGGTTCCACGTTGCGTATCGAATCAAAGCTGTTCCAAAGCCTCGTCCGCCACGATCCAAAGGTGTATCTTGCACTGGATGACAATACTGAGATGGACAGAAAGAAGACCTCAGCAGTAGCACAGTGCCTAATAAAATATGGCGTAGAAACTTATTTGATTAGTGTGGACGGCTATGAAGATGTGGCTGAAATGCCAAGAGATGTATTACAAATTAGAAAACAACGGGCAACTGTAATGAGTACGGATAACTATTTAACCCAAAGGCTAAGGAGCCTATAGCATGGATGGTGATAATTGAAGTTTGCACACATAGCTGATACCCATATCAGAAATCTCAGGTACCACAAAGAATATAAAGCAGTATTTGAGCAATTGTACAACTCTCTTAGGGAGGAAGAGGTAGATTATATTATTCACTGTGGAGACATAGCCCACACAAAGACACAGATATCACCAGAATTCGTAGACCTGTGTTCTGATTTCTTTCGTAATTTAGCAGACATCGCTCCCACGTACATCATACTTGGCAACCACGATGGTAACCTTAAAAATACAGGGCGCTTAGACGCCCTCACACCCATCGTAGAGGCTTTGGAACACCCAGGCCTACATCTCCTTAAGGACTCGCAAGAAGTCTACCTGAGGGACGGATTTGCGCTTAATGTGCTATCTGTTTTTGATGAAGGAGGGTGGGAAGACCCATCTAATTATGACAATGTAAATATCGCCCTGTATCACGGTTCGATTTCCAACTGCCAAACAGACAGCGGCTGGATCATGGAGAACGGCGAGCACGAGGTAGGTATCTTTGAAGAGTTTGATTATGCCTTCTTGGGAGACATTCATAAGGCACAAGCAATGGATCGAGCCGGCAAGATCCGCTACCCAGGCTCTACCATCCAGCAGGGGTTTGGAGAGACAGAAGATAAAGGCATATTGATTTGGGACATTAAAGATCGGGACAACTTTACCGTTAAACCAATCACATTTAAGAACCCAAAGCCATTTATTACAGTGGAACTGGAATCGGGCAAGATCCCCAGTGTTAATATCCAAAAAGGGGCTCGTATTCGTATTGTGTCTAACGAGAGCATAACCCTTGAGGACATGAAGAAAGCTGTTGACGTGGCTCAACACAAGTTCAAGCCAGAGAGTATTTCTTTTCTTAACCGAAACATCGGTCAGAGAAGCTTGGCCGGTGACACAGTAGACGATATTCACCATGATGATCTGAGAGATATCGTTGTTCAGAGGCGTCTAATAAAAGAATTCCTTTCTGATTACCAACTTGATAGTGGAGTCACGGCCAAGATAATCGAGCTAAACGACAAATACAATTTGATGGCGGAAGAGAAAGAGGAAGTTCTTAGGAATGTAAACTGGAAAATTCATAGCCTCAAGTTTGATAATTTATTTAATTATGGGGAGGATAACGTAGTTGATTTCAAAAATCTAAATGGAATAGTGGGTATCTTCGGAAAGAACTTCTCTGGCAAATCTAGCATTATCGACAGCCTGCTCTATACGATGTTCAATACAACATCTAAGAACGAGCGTAAGAATCTCAATGTAATTAACTGGGACAAGGAATATGCTAGTGGAGACTTAGAGCTTATGACGGAAGACGGCACAGTGTGGAGTATTCACCGGCAGTCGGACAAATACACGAAGAAGTCTAAGGGTCAAGAGATTACAGAAGCCAAGACAGATGTATTATTCACCTCCACCGCGCTCGATGGCACCGAGGCTACACACAATAGTCTTACGAGGAATGAGACAGACAAAGAAATTAGAAAGACCTTTGGTACGATTGACGACTTTCTGCTAACCTCCATGTCCTCACAGCTAGACTCCTTGTCGTTCATTCGGGAAGGATCTACCAAGAGGAAGGAAATATTTGCCAAGTTTTTGGATCTTGAGCTATTTGATCGTAAGTTTAAATTTGCCAAGACCGAAGCGTCTAATCTTCGCGGTGCATTAAAGAGATTGGAGGGCAAAGAGTTCGCTGCCGACATAGATACCGCCCTCTACGATCTACAACAGTGCATCCTAGACCACGAAGAGAAGCAGGGCGAGATCTCCGAAGCGTCAGAAAAGATTAAAGAATACAGCAAGATAGTTCGCGGCCTAGAAACTACGATACAGGGCACTCCCACAGAACTTATAGACATTGTGAATCTTCGTCGTGATTTAGCTGACAAAAGAAACCAGCATATTTCATTGGAGGGTCGAAACGAAGAATTGGTAGATAAAGTTAACTCATCTACGGAGGTCATGGACACTATCCAACAGTACGTGGATGATTGTGATATAGAACACTACAAGAAAAGAATCGAAAACACGGCCAAATTGGATGAGGTGCTCTCCGAGATAGAGAGGGCCATTGCTGATATCACGAGGGACAAGGAGAGGGACGAGCGCCAGGCGGCTATCCTAGAGGGTATACCCTGTGGTAATAGTTACCCAACGTGTAAGTTTATTAAAGACGCGTATGTGGCCAAGGCAAGGCTCCCATCTGTCAAAGGACAGTTAGGCGGACTTGGTTCTAAGAAGTCAGAGTGTGAAGAGAAGAAGGAGTCCTTTGACGCAGACGAGGCCCAGACTCACGTAGATAGGTATGACAAGCTTCTTAAAAAGAAAGAAGAACATGGGGCGCTAATTATCAAAGCTAACTTGATGATCTCTAAGAACGAGGCGCTAATGGCTAACCTATCTACTCAAATAGAGTTGTTGGAGGACAAAGAAGAGGAATACGTTGCCAACAAAGAAGCCGTAGATAAACTCAACGATCTTCTCTCAGAGAAGGAGACATATGAGCGACAGTTGGCTGATCTGCAATCTAAGAAGAACAACTTAGACAACGAGGCTAAGTTTTTGTATAAGAAGCTTGGCTCCCTAGAGCAGAAGATTGAAAATCTCAGAGAACAGCAAACAGAGCTTACAAGACTTCAAGAGGAATACTCGGCTTATGACCTGTACCTCAAGTGCATGCACAGTAATGGCATTGCGTATGATATTATTAAGAGCAAGCTTCCTGTAATCAACGAAGAAATATCCAAGTTCTTAATGAATATTGTTGACTTTGACATTTACTTTGAGGATGACGGCAAGAGGCTAAACATCCATATTCAACACCCAGAGCAGGATCCCAGGCCACTAGAAATGGGCTCAGGAGCCGAAAAGACTATTGCCGCTATGGCGATTAGGCTAGCCTTACTGTCTGTCTCCAACTTGCCGAAGGGTGATGTGTTCATTCTTGACGAGCCAGGAACAGCACTCGATGAGGAGAACATGGAAGGCTTTACAAGAATGCTAGACATGATAAAGTCCCATTTCAAGACCGTTCTGTTGATTTCGCACCTTGAAACACTGAAGGATTGCGTAGACATGCAGCTTAGTATAGAGCAAAAAGACGGCCATGCTTTTGTTGATTGCTGAACTAATTATATTAGAGTGGAGGCACTATGACAATGGCAAAAGCATTTTTAGATAAGGGTTTAGAGAAAATCCTCTCGCGCAAGCTGCTTGTGTGGGCAACGGCTACGGGTTTGGCGGCTGCTGGTTTTTTGACCAGCGCTGACTGGGTTATTATTTCAGGACTTTACCTTGGGGGTCAGAGTGTCATTGACGCAATCGTTAAACTCAAGGGGGCGTAGTGACCAGCTTTCTAACTTTTTTAGCCAGATATTGGAAAGAAACATTAATTGGGTTATTACTCTTAATCGTTTCTGCTTCGTGGTATTATGATAGGTCTTCCTTAATAGAGGCTATGGACAGTGCTACGTCACGTTACGAACAAGAGATTCTTCTTATAAAAGAGAGTCATGCTCGTGAACTAGAGAAGAAAGAGGGACTCGTCAGAGAATATGAAGAAAAGATACAACAGCTTCAAATCGTTTTTGATGAGAGCCAACAAGAATTAGAAACCCTCAAGTCTGATAGAGTAGCAGAAGTTACTGTTCTAAGGCATACCAACCCTGAAGTTGTTGCCCAACAGATACAGAGCGCTTTTGGGTTTGACTATGTGGAATAGAGTAGCACAAATATTAACTTTTAGTTTAGTTTTGTGTAGCTCTGCATACGCAGAAGATGCGGGTAGGTTTACCCTTGTTCCGAAAGGAGGTATAGTCCCGTTTGAATCGACATGCTTTGATGACGTGGCCACAGCTAGACTATTAACCTGGAGACAATTCCAGGAACAAGAGTTTCAAAATAGGCTGCAATTGCGGCTAGGACTTCAAAAAGAAGAATTGACTCTAGAGATAGATACTTTAAAGATAAGCTTGGAGGAAACTACAATTCGTTTTGAAGAGAGCTTACAATTGCGAGATGAAGAAATAAAATCCTTGAGAACAATAATTAAAAAGGACAGGAAGGCAAATTTACCATTAATTATAGCAGGCAGTGTAGTTGCCGGCATAGCTTTAGGAGTAGGGGCAGCATATGCGATTGATAAAGCTTTTCAATGAACACCCAAGAAGTATAGGGATGTCATATATTGAGCACTTCTTTAGAGCAGTCGGATTTTCTGCTGCGTTGGCGTATGCGTGCATCATCTGCTTAATCCATGCGGTATTCCCGTTTTTGTTCGAGCATACTGCATCAAATTTAATTTCTTTATTGCATAATGAAATGGGGGGATGATGAAAGATCCAGATAGGATTGCCAGAATAGAACAGGCCATAGCGAAGAAGTACGGCCACGAGACAATAGAGAACCCCAGAAGCCATTGGGACGATGAGAAAGAAAAAGAATACCAAGAGCAATTAAAGAAGTTGGCCGCAAGAGAACGCACTTTCGAGGAAAGCCAAGAGAAAGAAGAAGTGAATGGCATTTTAATATCTAAAAAACTACTTACTAGAGAAACTGTAAGGAGAGGCTGCCCTGTTTGTAACACATTTTCTTTTGATCTGAAAGACGACGCCTACATGAATAGATATAGTTGCTGTTATAAGTGCTACATTCAGTGGGTTGATGGAAGAGAAGAGAGATGGGAGACAGGATGGCGACCACCAAAGGGAGATAAATAATGGCAACCACGTTAGAAATCATTAGAGGAATTTCACAAGCTGCTGCAAATGCGTATGATGGCGCTCATGTTGAAGGCTATTCTTCCGATGGCAAGGCACGCACAGTTGGCCTTAAGAGAGAGGAAGGCAATCCCATCACAGACAAGCGGGTTATGGATGGCTTTGGGGTTCGATTCCACGGCAATCAACTCTGCATCACGTACCAGTCAGAGGTTCAGTTGAAAGAAGTTTATGGTGGCTCTTTCGAGAGCGATACAGAATCTATGATTAATGATATCGCTAAGTTTCTTAAGAAGGAGTACAAGGCGATCACTGGCGATTCTTTGTCTCTCACGCCAGACGGCGAGACTCAGATTATAGTACAGAATACCTCTAGAGTTCGTACATGGTGTCAGGCCCATAGATTCTACAATATTGGCTCGATTAACGAAGTGGAGGCTGTTAAAGCTCCGTCTGAGGATAATATGGACGTAGCGTATAGAAAGTTTGTAGAGCAGGGCGGTTTCCTGGGTAAGAGACCACAGAACGACTCTAGAAAGAAGGGATAGTATCCCATGGCTTACCAGCTCACTAAAAAGCAGATGTTAGCGGAAATCGTGAAGTCTGGTAAGGACCCTGCTTACTTTATAAATAATTATTGTCGGATCTCCCACCCAATGGAGGGATTGGTCCCGTTTAAGACATACCCATACCAAGACGACATGTTGGTTAATTTTAACGACCATAGATTCAATGTCATCCTTAAAGCACGACAGCTTGGACTCTCCACGATTGTTTCGGCGTATGTTGTGTGGATGATGCTTTTCCATAGAGATAAAAACGTTCTTGTGATGGCTACGAAGTTCTCGACAGCAACAAACGTTGTAAAGAAAGTCAAGAATATAATGAAAAACTTGCCTGACTGGATACGAATTTCAGACATCAAGATAGACAACCGAGCATCTTTCGAATTGGGCAACGGGTCACAGATTAAAGCCACATCTACGTCAGGCGATGCAGGTCGTTCAGAAGCCTTGTCACTGCTGGTTATTGACGAGGCTGCCCACGTCGAGGGGTTAGATGAATTGTGGACTGGCTTGTATCCCACGTTGTCTACTGGTGGGCGTTGCATCGCGCTTTCGACACCAAATGGTGTCGGGAATTGGTTTCACAAGACTTATATGGATTCCACAGAGGGTCAAAATGATTTTTTCCCCTCCAACCTACCTTGGGATGTCCATCCCAACCGCGACCAAGAATGGTTTAGTAAAGAAACACGTAATATGTCCCGTCGTCAGATTGCACAGGAGTTAGAATGTAACTTCAACACCTCGGGAGAGACTGTAATACATCCAGATGATATAGCTCATCTTAAGGGACTGGCATGTGAGCCCAAATATAGGACCGGGTTTGATAGAAATTATTGGATTTGGGAAGAATATAAACAAGATGAAAATTATTTGCTTATCGCAGACGTAGCCAGGGGTGACGGTAAAGACAGTTCAGCCTTTCACCTTTTCAAAGTTTCAAATATGGAGCAAGTTGCTGAGTACCAAGGTAAGCCAAGCCTTGATATGTACTCAAATATTCTGAATCAAGTCGGCAAAGAATATGGAAATGCCTTAATGGTCGTGGAAAACATTGGTATAGGTATATCCGTTCTAGAAAAGCTGGAATCTCTAGAATATAGGAACATATATTATTCCTTGAAGGGTACCCACGAGTATGTAGACCAGGAAATGGCCTATGCAAATAATAGTTCAGTCCCAGGCTTTTCCACAACCACCAAAACAAGACCTCTGATAGTGGCTAAAATGGAAGAGTTCATAAGAAATAAACTAGTTATTACACATTCCAGCCGCCTATGTAATGAATTGGAGACTTTTATATGGAACAACGGAAAACCACAAGCCATGCGAGGATACAACGATGACCTCACTATGTCTTTGGCAATTGGGTGTTGGGTTCGGGATACTGCATTATCTGCGAACAAACGAGAACAAGAATATAGAGAAGCTTTTTTTAATTCTATGATCTCTACAAATAGAAAATTTGACACAACTATTCCTGGCATGTTGAAGCATAACAGGTTAGAGAGTTCTTTGGACGACGCCAGGGAAAAACAAGAACAATATATCTGGTTAATGAAGGGGTAATACATGGCAGAGGAAAACAAAAAGAATCCTAGAAATTCGACATCTGAGTTATATAAACGATTAACTAAGTTGTTTTCTGGTCCTATTGTAAGTCGTAGGACGCAGACAGGTAGGAGAATAAGAAAGCAGCAGCTTGACAAGTACGGCCACATGTTCAAGTCGGCAAGTGGGCAGGAGTTTAAGCGGGCACATTATAATCCATTTGAGTCTATGAACTCAAACTACATGGCTAATCAGAATCGTACTGAGAGATATGTTGATTCCGACCAGATGGAGTATACTCCTGAAATCGCGAGTGCTTTGGATATCTATGCAGATGAGATGACTACTTCATCGCCTTTGGCACCCATGCTTCAGATTAAATGTCCCAACGAGGAAATCAAAGCCATTCTACACACCGTGTATAATGATATTCTCAATGTTAGGTTTAACCTGTTTGGCTGGGCCCGCACCATGTGTAAGTATGGAGATTTCTTTTTGTACCTTGACGTGGACGAGACTTATGGCATTCGGCATGCTATCGGCCTTCCTCCTAACGAAGTCGAGCGCTTAGAGGGCGAAGATAAAACTAATCCTAACTATATTCAGTTCCAGTGGAACTCGGCTGGAATGACTTTTGAGAACTGGCAGGTCGCACACTTTAGGGTTCTCGGTAACGACAAATATCATCCTTACGGGACATCAGTTTTAGAGCCAGCTAGAAGAATTTGGCGTCAGCTTACATTGATGGAAGATGCTATGATGGCATATCGCATTGTTCGCGCCCCAGCCAGAAAAGCCTTCTACGTTGATGTTGGGAACATCCCACCGCAAGATGTCGAACAGTATATGCAGCGCGTCATTACATCAATGAAGAGAAACCAAGTTGTAAATAAGGACACAGGTCGTGTTGATTTGCGATATAACCCCCTTAGTATAGAAGAGGATTATTATATCCCTGTTCGTGGTGGTACAAAATTCGCTGACATTCAGGAGGTCGGTGGACAGGAAAGAACTCATGATATTGATGATGTTAAGTATTTAAGAGATAAATTATTTTCTGCTCTTAAAGTTCCTGCTGCATACCTCACACAAGGGGTGGAGGGAACAGAAGATAAGACCACCCTCGCGACTAAAGACATCAGGTTTGCTAGGACAGTACAGAGACTCCAAAGATCTCTCATAACCGAATTAGAGAAGATTGGCATCGTTCACTTGCACACTTTGGGCTTCCGAGGCGATGACTTAGTGAATTTCACCCTTACTTTGAACAACCCTTCTAAAATTGCAGAGATACAAGAATTGGAGCATTGGAACCAGAAGTTCACGATTGCTACAGCCGCCACCGAGGGCTTTTTCAGTAAGCGCTGGATATCAGAGCACCTATTTGGGATGTCTGAGGAGCAGTTTGTGCGGAATAAGCGTGAAATGTATCATGATCGTAAGTATGAAGCGGAACTCAATGCTGTCGGAGAGGCGGCAGGCCAGGCGGCTGCTGGGGCTGCTATGGGGATACCTGACACGGGAGGCCTACCAGAAATGCCAGGAGGCTTTGAGCCTGGTGGGGAATTACCGGGCGCTGGGGACCCAATGGCAGCCCCAGAAGAGGGGCCCGCACCGGAAGGTCCAAGCGATGGAGGGGCGGAGACCAGCCCCCTATTGGCGACCCCAGGAAAGCGTGATGACGATTTTAGGTGGGCCAATCCAGATAAAAGAAAACAGGATAGAAGGAAGACTTCGGGCCCCCGTATCAAGTCCTACAGGAGAATGGGAACCCCTGAATCTATGATGGGCAAGACCACAAGATCAATTCATCCAGGCTATTCTGAGTTGTCTGGTCTCTCGAAAGGTATTTATACCGAAGAACTTTCTAATTATGATGAGGATCAGTCTTTGCAGGAAGAAAGAATCTTATCGATTAGCCATGAAACCCAGAGATTGATTGAAAACCTGAACAGTACGGAGTCAAAAATAGATGAAGCACAATAAAAAAAGAAACACAGCTTTTTTGTATGAAAGCTTGGTGAAAGAGATGACAAAAGCTGCTTTGCGTTCTGACACGCAAACAAAGAGTATCATTGCTTCTATTTTAAGGGAGCATTTTCATACGAATACCCTGCTTCATAAGGAATTAAACCTTTACAAGACGCTTTGCGAGGTTCGCAATGTTGATAGGAATACTGCTGAAAAGATCCTAACCGAAGTTAAACGAGTTTATCACAATCTTGGCGAAGAAGGAATATTTGATGAGCAAACACAAGTTATTAAGAAGATAAATACTAATCTTTCTAAGAAAGTATATAATAATTTTATTTCAAATTATAAGACTCTTGCAACCATATCACAGATGTTTAATAGCAAAACTTCCATTTCCAAGAAGGTCATACTTGAGGGCACTTTGGTTGATCTCATGGCGGGCACTCCGGAAGAGCGACAGGCTATGAGGCCCATAGACAACATAACTTACAATATGTTTGTTCAAAAGTTTAATGATAAATACGGTAGCTCCCTAAACGAGAATCAAAAGTATTTACTGTCTCGGTATGTGACCTTATCGCCCGAGAACGCCGTTGAATTTAAACTTTACATTAATGACGAGATCAGTAGACTCAAAGAAGTCGTTAAAAAACTACAATCTAAAAGAGAAGTTTTGCTTGATGAGTCTTTAAGCCAGAAGAATAGAGAGATTATTGGGATCTTAGAGAGTTTCAAATCCCAAAAGATTAATGATGAAATGATTAAAAGAATCTTAAAGATGCAAGCTTTGGCCGTGGAGGCATAATATGCCAAACGTAAGAATTGCATTCACGCCACAGCAAAAGAAAGTTCGCATTAAAGTTATTGATGATAATGAGGTGCTTGCTTCATTCGAACTAAAGGCAAAGAAAACGTTAGATGGAAATATTATCATTTTTGACCACGATGACATCGATATTATCGTAAGACCAGAGCAGAAAAAGATAGTAACTTTCAAGAAGGACAATGTCAATGGTGATGTTGCGTATGGCGCGGCTGATAGAATGTTTAAATATTTGGCTTCAAGAGGGGTTATAAGCATGGACGCCGTCCAGGGGGCGGGTACACTGGACTCCTTTGAAGTTGCTATTCCTGAGACAAATTTGGAAACACCCATAAAATTGATCCTGCTGTCTTTGGCCAAGTGGATCGAAGAAGAGCGTCCATATTTTGAATATGGCGAGGATTACGAAGATATGATGAGAGATCGACTTCTGGAGCCCGACGATGAGGAGGCCACAGATTTAGGCGATGTTCCTCATGACAAGTCAAAGGGCTCGATAGTTCCAGGCTACTACAGAAGCCCCTATTGGATGAGTTATATTCTAGAAGGAAAGGATCAATAATGGATTTATTATGGTTTATGCTAGCGTCATATGGTATGACGTTTAACATTGTATATGCGAGCATTTTTAATAAAATAAGGCCCAGTCGCGATTGGCTAGGCGGATTTGGTAAAGTGTTTCACTGTTCCCTCTGCATGGGGTTCCATGTTGGGTGGTTTTTATTTTTGATTAACAGGTGGACGGAACTATTTACTTTTGAATACACATTAGCTAATTTCTTAATTTGTGGTTGTGTATCATCAGGGACTTCTTACATGCTAAGTCAGATAATCCAAGAAAAAAGGGGGTGAGATATGTCATTAATGTGCAACATCTCAAGTCGTAATTGGCATTTACGACCTGTCGCACGCTGCTGTTCCGGGTCGTAACTCGGGCGGGTAGCGCCCGCAGGTTGTTTTAAAAAGGAGGTTTTTCATTTTGTCTAAAAAGTTATTAACAGAATACTTTGCTCTTTGTGATGGTGGGGTTTGTCCCGACTACCTAACCGAGGGTGAAAAGAAAAGAATGTCCGAAGGTAAGACGTTTTATATGACCGGGAAGATTCAGGTAGCTGAAGAACCGAACGGTAATGGAAGGATTTACCCTAAGAGCATTCTTGAAAGAGAGATGAAAAACTATGAAAGACTCATCGAAGGGCGTAGAGCCTTAGGGGAGTTGGACCATCCAGATACCTCCGTGGTTGAGTTGAAGAATTGTTCACACTTGATCACGGAGGTTTGGTGGGAGGGTAATAATGTAATGGGTAAACTGGAAGTATTAAATACCCCTTCTGGTAGGACGCTTAAGGCCCTGGCTGAATCTGCTTGTGGTATCGGTATATCATCGAGAGGCTTAGGGTCCGTAAGAAACAAAGGCAAACATGTTATTGTTGAAGATGATTATAGTTTAATTTGCTTTGATGTCGTTTCGGACCCCTCTGCACCGGGAGCCTTTATTAAGCCGGTCACAGGAGCCTTTAGGAATTCTCCAGCGATGAGTATTTCGCTGGGAGAGCAAAATAAGAATACTAATTTACATATGCTAATGAATGAGATCCTAAGGAAGTAATATGAACAAGTCAGAGTTAAAAGCGTTATTGAAGCCTTTAATCAAGGAATGTATTAAGGAAAGCCTATTAGAAGAAGGTATCCTATCTAATGTGATCACAGAGGTCACAAAGGGTCTTGCAGCAGCACCCCTGGTAGAGCAAAAGAATGTAAAGCAGAAGAGAGAGCCCAGAAGAGAAGCTCCTACACAGTCGGTTAATGAAAGATTGGCTGAGCACAAAAAGAAACTAATGAGTGCTATCGACTCTGATGCTTACGGCGGGATGGACCTCTTTGAAGGCACAACCCCAGTTCCAGGACAAGCATCGCCAACGCAGGCAGCTAGCCCCCTCAATGGGACAGACCCAAGTGATGCTGGCATAGACATCTCTGGCATCATGGCTGTTGGGGGAAATAAATGGAAGTCTTTAATGTAATGAACTATTTAAAGAGTATAGTGGAGTTTAGAAATGGCATTTAAATATTCTAGCTGGGGCAGGACAAGAAGCCCCAAGAACTTGGCTGGCGATCCGGGTACGGCGATAACCCTAGAAGCGAATACCAACGACTTGCGTGCTGGTGCCGCTGGCTATAAAACGACGGGATATGCAACAGAAAATCAAAGATATCTGCACGTTCTTGTCGAAGACCGCCACGCAGGTGGCAGCGACCCGACCGCGATTACAGTGTTTGGGTATTGCCACGCATTTGAGAGATGGTTTGAGGTTCCTCAGTCGTTTGACCCTGTTGGTGCAAATACTGGACCCACAGCCGCTTCCATAGACGCCGCTGACTCTGGCCGCACGAACGCTAATCAAGTGCCAAGCGACAGAGAATATAGAGTCTATCAAATTGTTGGCATTGATAGAGTGGCTTTTGTTGGCGACGACGATCTTGCCAATGTCTTCGCCGCTTGTAGCACATTTTAAAAAGAAGGACTTATGGGATATAGAAAAGATAACCAGTATCGTAATTATAGTAAGAGGGACTATGACCACAAGGCACGTAAGCCCGACACGAAAGGGGCTAGCCCTAGTCATGTTACGATAACACCTAAAAACAACGAGCCAATAGAGAAAACAATTAAAAGGTTTCTCCGTAAGATTAAGAAGATCGGCCTCGCAGATGAGTACAGAAAGCGCCGCTTCTACGAGAAGCCCTCTGCAAAGAAAAGAAAACAACGATTACGCAGGGAAGCGACCCTCAAAAAGTTACGCCAGAAAGAGCTAAAATAAAAGACGTAACGTAAAAGAGGAATTTACTCTTTTATAGTACTATTTATTGATGAATAACTATTGTGAGGATTATTTTTAATGTCATCATTACTCGACGAAGCCATTGTTGATGCCAAGGCACTAAGGGAAGCGGTTCTTAAGAATGCGGAGGCTTCTCTCCTGGAAGCTTATGCTCCCAAGATCGAAGAAGCTGTTGAAAAGTTACTTGAGCAGGACCCGACAGGTGGTATGGGAATGCCCATGGACATTGGGTCTCCCATAGAGGGTGGCATGGATGGCGGCCTTGGCATGGCTCCCGAGGACCATCCTGAAACGGGAGCTACGTTTGACGCGGGCGACGAGGAAGAACTTAGTAATGTTGATTATGGAGCTTTGTCCGACTTGGACGACGATAGCTCATTAGATGATAAGGTTGAGATTGAGATTACACGCGGCGAACTCCAAGCAATGCTTGAGTCAATCACTCGTGATATCGAATCACTAGAAGAAGAGATGGCCGAAGATGAAGAAGAGATGGCCGAAGCTCCGATGGACGAAGCCCAGATTGAAATTGACGAAGACCTTTTAGAAGCTTTTGCTAACGATCCTGAGTTGGACGGGGACGGAGATAACGTTCCGAAGTGGGCCGACAAGGATGATAGCGATGAAGATGTAAAAGAGTCTCTTGAAATTACTGAAGACAATATCGATGATATCGTCGAAAGTCTTATAGTTGACATGATGCCAAATAAGAGCGGCTGGGCTGGAACGCCCGAGTCTGTAATGCAGCACAACGAAGAGTTGGCCGCTGCCATGGCACAGTGTGATACATATAAGGAAAAACAAGAAGAATTATTGAAAGTTGGAAGAGAACTTGCCGAGTCCAATAAGAAGCATCAAACTGTTAACTCAAAGTTAAAAGAAGTTGTTGATGTCCTTAAGGAGAAACTTGATGAAGTTAATCTTACCAACGCAAAACTACTTTATACGAACCGTATTTTGAGGAAGTCCTCCCTGAATGAGCGGCAAAAGACTAAAATTGTCGAAGCTCTCTCTAGTGCTGGTTCGGTAAACGAAGCGAAGGTTCTATATGAAACTCTTCAAAACGCAGTGGGATCCTCCCGTAAGGGTGGGCCGCAATCACTGAGTGAGGCAGTCTCTAGACCTTCAACTATGTTACCGAGAAGAAATGTTCAAAATAATGATTCAAGTCCGTTTACGGATAGGATGAAGATTTTGGCAGGCATTAAAGACTAATAACAAATTCAAAGGAGGATTTAAAATGTCTATTTTACAGAAATTGACTGAAGGCATTGTTGATCGCGATCTTGCAAAGGAAGGCGCGGCACTTCAGTCTAAGTGGGAAAAAACTGGTCTCTTGGAGGGCATTGGCGATGAGCGTAAGCGAGCATCGATGAGCCGTCTGCTTGAGAACCAGGCTAAGGAGCTTCTGCGTGAGGCTTCTACGATGGCAGCAGGAGATGTCGAGGGCTTTGCGGCTGTCGCGTTCCCGATTGTGCGTCGTGTTTTCGGTGGTCTCTTGGCCAACGATCTTGTTTCGGTCCAGCCGATGAGCTTACCTTCGGGTCTCATCTTCTTCATGGACTTCACCTACACTGACGCACGTCACGGCTTGAATGCTGGTCAGTCGGTGTATGGTGGTGGTACCGCCGGCAAGGGCATCCAGACGGGTGTTACCGACATCCTTGAAACAGGTGGTGGCCTCTACAACTTGGCCAACGCATACACATCTCCGACTGGATCGGCTGTCAAAACTCTTGCGGCTGTTTCTGGCTTAACGGCCACTGCAATCGGTTCTTTGAGCGAAGCACAGAAGAAGCTTGTTCGCTTTGATCCTGACTTGTTGGCTTCTACGTCGACAGATCAGATTATCCAGTTGTCATTCACTATGAGTGGTTCTGACAAGTTCAACGAGGATATGCTTGGTGCCATCCTCGTCGAGACAGCACTCGGCTCCGGCCTTAGCAGCGATGACACTATTGTTCGTCGCCTAACCAGCATTTCTGGAACTGGCACTGACAAGACTGTTACCGTTACTATCGATGGAAATGATTCAAGTGTCGCTACTGCTGCTGGTAACTTTACTGTTAGCTGGCCTGTGGCCGACAACCTTGAGGCAGGTGCAGCGGTTGGTAGCGTTGTAGGTGATGCTTCTTGGCCTCTGGAGCTTGCTTCGGACGTTGCTCGTGATGGCTCAGCTGATACAGATGAGAATAAG